GGTCTGCAATGAACTGAGGATTCAACGGAGATATTGTCTGGATGGACCGCTTCACCTTCGCCAGTGGGAAGTCCACTACGGCATTGCTGCAAGCTTTGCAGCGTCCTGTGCCTGGGTCTAGCACCGTAACCTCAGCGCTGAACACGTGCCCGTAAATCATCGGGATAACTGTGCCTGCTAAGGTGGCATCCATGTTTGGATAGGTGTCGCTATCGTAGAACGTGGCTGGCAGCTTCTGAGCCAGGCGGGTTTTGCGCTCCTTGACTTGGATGGTGGCCATGTCATTGTCCCGCTCGAAATTAGCCAGAGCAAAGGCAGCCACGGTGGCATAGCCACTGTAGTCCATCGGAGTGCCTGGAAGGTCAACCCCGTACTTGACTGTCAACAGGCCGTTGTCCCATAGCAAATCATCTAAGCCATCGAAGTATCCGTCGCCGTTCAACAGCTGCACGGTAGCTTGTCCAAACTGCATAGCGCCTGAGAATCGTGCCTCAATCTGCATCTGCAATTTGGGGATGCTCTTCACCCTGTCCTCGTACCACTTGCCATTGAGCACCTTGCTGGTATCTGAGAAGTAGAATCCAGCAAAGCCGATAACCACGTCATTGTAGATGTTGGTGGTGCCTGTAGGTGGAAACACAGTCACTGCCTGCCCTGACTGGCTCCATTGGCCCGCTGCGGTGGGTGTGCCTGTAACCAACGTGAGCACCGTGCCATTGTATTGCAAACTTTCGACATTTACGCGCTGCGGGACCTGGCAGGTGAACGTATTGCCGTCGGTGTTGGTAATCCACGCTTCCAAGGCAACGCCAACAGAAACCTCCACCAGTATCACACTGGGGACGTTTGGCAATGCTAGCATGTCTTGTAGGGTCATAGGTATTCTTCTAGCTGCATGTTGTATTGAAACAGTAGCGTGTCATCGCTGCCGGTGATGGACTGCTCCGTCAACTTCTGGAAAATCACGTAAAGGACTTCGTCCCTGATGTCTGCGTTGCTCTGCACTCCATCAACTGCGTCCTGTATCTGAAGGAAGAAAGGCTCGTGGGTTCCATTCTCCACGTACATCTCACAAAGCTTATCCGCCTGAGCTGCCCTGACATCGGTGAAGGGCAACGTCCAGCTGCGGTAAGACGGCCGTACATCTGAAAATAGCTTGCCGTTAAGCGTCTTTTGATTGCTGCTGAGGTCATTAACCTGCCACTTGACACCGGCAAAGTCTGGTGCTTCGATTGGTACTACGCATTCGCCAATGAAAAGAACACCAACCTGAGCCAGCTTGGTGGATACAGACTTGGTGATGTTCACCCTGCAATAACGGAATGAACGCTCTGGGAAAATTGCTACCAGCGCCTTATGGCTCCATTGCATTCTGGCCGTGTAATCAATCACGCTAAAATCTGCCGTGTTGCTCAACTGAATAGTGACTGACTCCGCCTCCAGTAGGTTGTGGGCGAACAGAACTACGCTGCTGGCTTTCAATGCGGCTCCAAAGTCGCTGACAATCCATTCAGTCGAGGATGTACCTAGTGACTGCCACACTGCGTCACGGTGGGCATTTTGCAGATTTGTAACGGGCAATGTGGACTGCGCGGAACTGGCTGTCAGCGCCGTGGTTCCAAGCCTCACTAAATTGTTCCAATACATTTTCATTAGTAGCCACCTCTCCTTACATTTCGAGAATCAATCACCAGCGAACCAAGTCGGCTGGCCTGCGCAACCGTGTCAATAATTGGTTTGCTGTCCAGGTTCACCACGACATGTTGCATACCTCCGCCTCCAGTCCCCGTGTTCTGGGAAGCTAGGAATGCCCGTAGGTCTGCGTTCTGATTTGGGCTGAGGACTGCTTCGCCTTTCTGAAGCAACCAAGTACTTTCTGATGGCACGTAATCCAAACCACCGTGAGCTGCACCTGATGGCTGCTGAGATTCGATGGAAGCCACGTTTGCCATACCGGCAGCTAAGGCGGCTGCGGCGGCGGCAATGCCTAAAGCAGGTCCAACAACTGGTATCGCGGCCATAGCACTATATGCCCCTGTTGCTGCTGAAAGTGCGTTCACCATCGCCTGTGCGGATGCGGTGGCCTTGTAAACTTCAAATCCTGATTTACCGTAGGCTTTCGCTGCTGTAGCCATATCACCCAGCATTGAAGAGGTGTCTTGCGCATACTTCTGGAACAGCTGGATACGGGCTTCATAACCTTGCCGGTCTAGCTCCTTGCATTTATTGACATAGCCCTGGTAAGCCTGAGCCATCAGCTGGTCTTTTTGCTGGGCATTGATGGCTAGCTTGTCAATTGCCTGAACCTGCGAGTTGTATAAGTCTAGCGCTGCTTGCTTCTCAATCTGGAACATCGCTAACTTCTGCTGCATTGCTCCCTGAGCGGTGCTAGTGTCATACTGCTCAAGCGTTAGCTGATTCTTCAGGCTAACCTCAATCTTCTGCTCCATCGCGTAATGGGTCTGCTCGGCCTGGGTCAGCAACTGCTCGCCTTGAACACCTGTGACGGTACCCTTGGCAATATCATCCTGAATCTTCTTAACCTCTGCATCGTAGCGCTGGGCTTCAGCCAGTAGCTCCTTGTATGGGCCAGCCTGAACCGCTTCATTCTTCATCTTGTCCATCATGGACTGAAACGTATCCTGCTGTTTCTTCTGCTCTGCTGCCACTGCTGCGGTGCGTGCCTTGTCGGCTGCATTCAACATGTCCTGCAAGCCAGCGTAGCCGTTCAACTCTTTCTTCAGGGTGTTCTCGAAAGCAGTCCACTCCTGATTTAGCTGGTCAATCTTTGAGCCTAGCACCTTGCCAGACTTGGCTACCAGCTCGGCATTGTATTTGTCTGCCAGTGCTGAAATCTTAGCTCCCTTTGCGTTGGCCGCTTCTTCCTCGTCTGCGTCCTGCTGGATGTCCAGGGTTTTGAGCTTGATGTCCTTGGTAATCTCGTCCTGCATCGAGTTTTGAACCATCTTGCGCTGGCCGTCGTAATACGCCTCGATGACCTTCATCCTGTTATTGTAGGAATCCTCAATAACCTGATACTGACTCTCTTGGCTGGTCTGGAGATCCTTCTCCATGCTCTTCAGCGCCGCATCATACTCGCTCTGCTCCTTGGCTAGCTCGGTTGGATCTACCAGCTGCAAACTGACACCGGACGCATTTCCCGTGGTCGGTGGAGCAACCTGGGCAGCCGGCTGGGTGTTGCCCATGCGGTCCATCTGCTTCATCATGTCGTCAACTTGCTTGTCGAGGTCGTCATGGACGGCCTTCATGATTGCTTTAGATTGCACCCCCCATGAAGTCCAGGCTGCCTCTGCTCCCTTGAAGTCCAGGTGGATAAGCTTGTTAGCTACAGTCAGAATGTTTTCGCAGTCATTTACTAAGCTGGCAATTGCACCAGCCAAAACCGTTGCCAAAATGACGATGAAGTCCTTGATGGCAACGAAGCCAGTCAACAGGTGCTTAACCGTCCAGCCTACGTCCTCCATGATTGTGGCAAACGCTGAGGTCTGGTTGCCGGTGCCTTTTAGCTCCTGAACGAATTGAATGAGGGTAGGCAGCACCTCAGCAGTGACAGTGTTAACCACGCCGATAAACTCTTTGTTTAGCTCCTTCAGCTGTAGTTGAAATTGTAAAGCCTGTTTGGCAGATACGTCATTGGCATCGCCTTGCTTCTTTGATTTAGCGGCTGCCTCGTCGAGGCCAGCTGCTCCTTGGTCAAGTACTGGAATTAGGTCTGCACCCGCTTTGCCGAATAACTGGGTTGCGATGGCTGTCTTGGCTGCGCCGTCCTGCATGTCTGCAAACCGTTCCGCAATGTCACGGAATACGTCTGAAGTGCTGCGGGCGGTACCGTCTGCATTTTGGAACTCCACGCCCAATTCCTGAAACGCCATCTGCGCTGTCTTGTTGCCCTTGGCTGCGTTTTCTATGGCTACATTGAGCTTCACCAGTGACTGCTGCAAGTGGTCAGGGGATGTGCCGGCTGCTTCCATTGCTTCCTTGAAGGTAGAAAGGTCAGTAACGGATACGCCTACCTTCTGGCTCATTACTTCCATTTGAGCTGCGCCAGAGATGAAGTGCTCACCCATTGCAACCAAGCCAGCGGCGATAACTGCAAACGATGCTTCGGCAGCAACAGACAATTCACCCAGCTTGTCCTTCAAATCAGACAATGAGTTTATACTACCAGTCAGGCCGTCTTTGGTTTCGTCAACCGCCTTAATGATAATCTCAACTATGCTTTGATTGTCTTCTGCCATGTTATTTCTTCTTCCTTGCTGCTTTCTTAGCTATCGCCTTTTGTAGCCTACTGTTCGGGTTAGCCTCTTCTATCGAGGGTTCCTGGTGCCCGTACTCCTTCTTTGCCTTCTCGTATTCCCGCTTCTCCTGTTCCACCCCTGCGATTGCCACTATGACGTTGATGGAATAATCAAGCGGGCTGAGGTGCAGTATCTCCGACGGTAGCCGGCTGTACCGTCTCCCCAGATTGTCCAGCGTCAGTAGGGTTTCCTGGTTCTCCACGAAAGGTGGCTGATTTATCAGCCACGCTCCCTTCCACCCCGTTGATTGCAGCTACAAGCCGATTGCGTTCGTTGGATGTCAAATCGTCTGAAATTGAAACTTCGTCTTCCTCGCATTCGATGGCTGGCTTCTGAACGAACTTAATTGGCTCCAGCTTGCCATCAACCAAGGCGCCCAATACGCAGTTGCCAAACAGCACGCGATGCACTTCAGCGGTGCTGTCTTTGTTGTCGAGGATGGCTTTAGCCTGTTCCTCAACGGGCAAGTTCTTAAGCTTTGAAAAGTTGCTAAACAGTACCTGTGGGATCTGGCCTAGCTCAAGGTAATCCATTGAGTCAACCCGTCGGACTACGATGATTGCGCCGTTGTCCAGCGTGACTTGTTTGCGGTTCCGTGATTTTAGTTGTGAGGTTAGTTTGCTCATATAACCGTAGGCCGTCTGTCCCCGTTAGTTAAAAACGGCCAGCCAGTGTTAGCTAGCTGGCCGTTCCCACCATACCAAACCTCCCTGTTTCCCAAAATTAACTGAGGTTTGTCTGATTGGTCAGAACGCAGCTGATTTCGTCCAGCTGCCCGCCTAACGTAGCGTATGCCGTAAAGGGCATACTGAGGCGGATACGTTCGCAGTTCTTTGCGTGAGGCGTGTCACCAGTTGGGCTGATACGCGGTAGCGTGATTGCGAGTTTGTTAGTGCCGTTCGTCCAGGCGACTGCCAGAGAGATAAAGCCTAGGTTCCGGTAATTAACCAGAATGCTGTTGTATGTATCAGCTGATAGCTCCGTGGAGAGCTTACCGCTGATCTTAACCACGTCCTTGCGGCCTAGGCCAACCTTGGTGCGCTGGCCGAGTTTATAGCGGTCAGTCTCAAGGCTGTTATCAATTGTCAGAGAGAACTCATCACAGAAGATGGGGTTGCCACCAAGCGAGAGGCTGAAGTCTTCCCAGTCGAATCCAACCAGTGCCGGCAATGTGCCAGTAGCGGTGGACGCCACTTCGGTTTCTGCACCTGAACCAACCAAGTCTGCGGTGATTGCCAAAGGCTCTTCAAGCTTCTGGTCAAGGGTCAGCTTGCTGATACCGCAGCCTGGGTAAACTACTGCACTGCCTGCATCCGCTGAGTCACGGTCAACTTCAACAGTCAGGGACTGTAGGGCTGAGGGTGTCAGGGTGTAGGTGTGGTCATAGAAGCCAGCTGTGCCGTTGGCTGCCTGAGTGGCTGAACCAAACGCAACTTCAAACAAGAATTCCAAGCCGGTGTAGGTGGGGTAGAATTTCAAACCACCAGTCACGTCTGCCTTGCTGCGGGAGCTGTAGGACTGACTGATGTTGCCCAGCGTGGGTTTGATTTTGCGGGATTGCTTCAGCGACAAGCTTTCGCCGTCCGCTGTCAGCCATGCAAACAAGTTGCGGGCTGCGGGTGTTCCATACGTGGTCTCTTTCGCTAGTGCGACCTTTACTCCATATCCAAATGCTGTACTCATATTTTTATTGTCCTGGTTGTTTTGTTTCGTCAAATGCCTTTGTCCGGTACTTGACCGTAAATTCAAAATGGTAACCGCCTAAAATTCTAACTCCGTTGGCATCCTGGCCAAACCCGCTCTTCGTCAACACCGTGTAAAATCCTATTCCTAGCGGGAAGTCGGTGGTTATCCACTTCCTATCTTCCCCAATCGCCTTGCTGAGGTCTGCCTCAACTTGCCTAATCGTCACTGCCGGCTGGCTGCCTGCTACCATCAACTGAGCTGCAATTGTCAGCGTGTGCTCGTGTGTGGCCAGTTGCCCCATTCCGACTTCCTTCGTCTGCCTGTCCAAATCCAAAATGTTCAAGAAGGGCAGCTCGGTGACATCTGGGTCAACCGCTCGGCATAGGTAGGTACTGTTTCCTATGTCTGTCATGTAGCCGTTAGCTACCGTGATACCCTGAAACCGTGCGAGTATCGCCTCCATCAGTAATTGTCTAATTGGCTTACTCATTTACGTTATCCTCTGACAGTATCAGTCTCACTAGGTTGCCTGCCGGCTCCACTGCGGTCACATAGAAGGTTGTGCCATCTATCGCCACTGTGTCTCCTTTGGTGCCCACATTCGGCACTAAAGAGCGTTTACAAAGAACCATTGGTACTATGCTCGAAACCGCCTGCTCACCGTGCATACTTACCTTTTCGTAGTGCTCTTCAAAGAGCACCGTGATGTTCACTGCTGAACCACCATGCGGCGTATAAACCGCGCTGTCTCCTAACTCGGTCAAATCTTCGTCACCAAATTGGTCAGCGAACTGTCCCATATCGGTTAACCAGCCAGGAATTCACTGTCAGCTGTTCCAACCACCGGAGCGGTTGCAACGGGTGCCTTTGGTGCTGGCGTTACGACCTTGGCCGCTGGCTTGACCTTTGGAGCCTTCTTGGCTTCATTGGCTGCCTTCAGCTTGGCTGTAACTTCAGCAACTGTGGGCACTGCCACGACAGCTGCACTGGAGCGATTCACCGCTTCAGGCTGGTTATCCCTGCGCAAACTGGAAGGGGTAGCATTGCGATACAAAGCACAGATGGAGGCTTCTGGCCTGTCTGCGTTGTATGCTGCCTGTGCTTTCGCCAAATCAGTTCCAGCGTAGGGCACGGTTACGTTGCCCTTGGTGTCTGCCACTACTACGATATTTATTCTTGTCATAATCTTTTGTTCCTTTAATAAAAAAGGGCTGGCGTTATTTTACTAACACCAGCCCAGCAAGTCCTTCACTTCCCAAATACTGGGCTATCCCGCTTAGGCAGGGAGCGTGTTGGCGGCTGTTACCAACCGTTGCAGCGCTTCCGTGACACCCTGGCTGACACCATACATGAACGTGTTGGTGTAGTTTTCTACGCCTAGGTCCATGTCATACCACCGGCGGAGTTGAATCGGAATGGGTCCGTCAATCGTTTCGATGATACCGTTGATGTTCAAATCAGTCTTCGGGGTCTTAGGCAAGCGGGTTGCGATTGCCAAAGCGTCAGCGTGAGCTGCGATACCAAACAGGCTCTGTGTGCCAGCCGGCAGTGCCGAGTAGCGGCTGTGGTCTGCACCAGCAACGCGGGGCAGGTCAGCTTCAGTCACGAGCTTGTTGGTCGGGTCGTAGTTACCTACGATTTGGAAGTCCTGTTGTAAGGACTCAGCAGCCGTGTTATTCAAGATAACGATGCGGTTGAAAGGAACTACGTTGCGGTCGTTCAAAGCCTTCATGGCCACGCTAGCAGAGCTGCGGGTGTAAGCGGCATTGGCGATCACGGTTTCGTTCACGAAGCCAGTCGGGGCGGATTGGGTACCACCAACATTCACCTGGGCAAACAAGTTGCCGAAGAGGTGCAAGCCCAGCGCGTAGGCGATTTGCTGTGCATTGACCCCGATGAAGTCAATGTCGGTGCTGGTCTGTTCCTCGTCATTCAGCTGGACGTTCATCACGGCCCACTTATTCAGTGTGACCAGGATGTCAGTCATGCCGAGTGGCTGAGTAGCTCCAGCGTAGCCCGTTGCCGGGTCAAAGTCGCTGGCGGTGTATAAACCGCGTTTCTTGACAACAACGGACTGGCCCCATAGGAGCTGGTCAGGAGCGTAATTGTTTGCAAATTGTGCGAGAGCCGGGAATGCGGCCAACAGTGCGTAAGGCACTTTTTGGCTGATGATTTTGCCGGTGTTTGCTGTACCTAATGAGTTACTCATAATTTTGTGTTCCTTCTAAATCGTTTCGTTTGTTATTTCTTGGCTGCGGTTTTCTTGGCGAACATTGGGTTAATCTTCGCTTCAAAAATTGCACGGGCTTCTTTGGGAGTCTTTGCATTTGCGAACTCCGTGAATGGGTCGGATTCGACTTTGGCAGCTGCGGCTCCATTGGCAACCGGAGGCTGACCAACTGCGCCTAGCACTTCAGCTGCTTTGTGTGAGGCAACTTCCTCAACCTTTTCGGTGGAAACTTTGGCCTTCTCGGTCAGAGCTGTAATCTCAGTGTCCTTGCCGGCTAGCTTGGTGACTAAGTCACTGTTGGTAGCGGTCAGGGTGTCATTGGCTTTAACGGCTTCTTCGAGGGCGGTCTTGGCTGTGGTGAGTTCGGTGGAGATGTTCTTGCTTGCTTCAACCTGAGCTTCTAGGTCTTTGACCTTGGCAGCCAGGGCGTCGTAGTTTTTAATCTTCTCGAAAATATTCATAGCCTTATATCCAGTTAGTAGCAGTGACAGAGTCTCAACTATCACACATATTTTTGACCTCGGTGAAGCATTCCTCAAAGTCAGGTGCGATTTGGTCAATCAGTTTGGCATCCAAAGCTTTGGCAGCTATGAAGGTCTGGCCTTGCATTGCTGGGAGTTCTGCCCCTCTGTAGGTGGCCACAAACCCTGTGAACATCTTGTAGATGTCATCAACTCCCTCTTGTAGGTAAGCTCTGCCTTTCTCATCCAGGCTGGTGCCTTCGTAGCCGGTGCCTTTTAGTTCACCTGCTTTGATTAGCTCAACCGCGATGCCCTGTTCCGCATAATATGCAGATACATCCCAGAAAGGCATGTACACGCCGATGGAGCCTACGTCTGCGGATGGAGTGGCATAAATGCCGGTGGCTCCAGCTGCAATCCAGTAGGCTGCACTAGCGCAAAGTTCGTCAACGAAAACAAAGATGGGCTTGATTTTGGCTGCCGCTGCAACCTTGTCTGCCAGCTCAGGTACACCTGGAACTGAACCACCTGGGCTGTTGATGCAAAGTAAAATACCCCTGACGTTGTTGTCAGCCATAGCTGTATTCAACATTGCAGTGATGTCCTCGACTCCAACCGCACCGCATGACTTCTCAATCTTGGAAAGCCCTTTGCCAATCACGCCCTGAATGGGAATCAAGGCAATGCCCTGGTTAACGCTGTATTCGTTATTCGGCGGGGCAAACAGACTGAAGATGCCTCCGTCGCCGTCATCATCCCCGTCATCGTCTGCCTTCTTGCCTACAAACGATTTCATCTTCCGCTGCATCAGCATGTGTATGCTATTCCACCCTGCTGCGGTGATGAGCCACGGGCGCTGATAGACTTGCTGGACTAAGTGTTGGTATCTCATAGTTATTCTTCGGTTTTATCTGTTTTGTCCTCAGCTGGTGTCTCAGGGTCGGTCTCCGGATCTTCCGCTGGCTTCTCAGGTGCTGCTGGTTTACCGCTGAAGGTATTCACAAAGCGCTGGCTCAGGATGTATTGAACGGTCAACTCCTTAAGAGCTGGGCGTTTATTGATTCCCTCCACTAGGTACTCCACCTCGTCCAACCATTGGTCGGTCTCTGGTTTCCAGCGTAGGCCGTTTTTGCCAAACACTGCGGAAAGGGTAGTTAGACCAGCTGCCACGTTGGCTCTGTCTTGCTGGGAGTCGCGGCCTGCATCAACGGTCATCTTCTTAGGCAGCTGGAAATCCCACTTGTACCACTCTGGATTCCAGGGCAGTAAGCCAAGCTTCATGGCCTTTGCGATGGCGTAGCAGGTGACGCGGTAATACCAGTAGCCCAAAATGGTCTGCCAGTACTCCACGGTCTTCTGTGCTTTCTCTAGGATTGCACGGGTGTTGGAACCAGTTAAGCCCTTGAAGTCCAGAGCCAGTTCAATAGGCCAGCCCATAGCCGCATAGCAACCGCGCATGAGTTCCCTGCGCCATTCTTGGATGTTGGTACTCGGTTGCTGGTGCTCAAAAGCCTCCAGCTTGCCACCGCTGCCTGCCCTGAACTTACGAATCATGCCACCGTAGATTTCCTCAATGGCCATTTCCTTGCCGTTCTGCAAGCTGGTCTCGTTAAGGAATTCTTCGTCATCCCCCTCGTCATCCCCTTCGACGTTTTCAATCAATGCGATGCTGGCCAAGATTTTGGCGGCAAACTTCAGCAATTCGCTGAGGTCGTCAATGTCCACGGCTTCGTTAAGGAACGATGCCATTGCGGTAACACCGCGTCCCTGGGCAACCCATTCCTGTCCAGCAATAAGGTGGGCGTTCTGAGCTGCAACAAATTCATCCTCGTTTCCCTCCGGATCATCGCCAGTCACTAGGTATCCAACCGGACGGCCTAGCTTGTCAGTCTTAACGCCGTTCTGCATCTGAGCATTGGCGTCTCCGCCAAACTGCTCTGTTGACTGGTAGCTGCGGGTCGAAATGCGGTGTGCTGGAATCTGCTGAACTTGCGGATAGTGCGTGTTGGTCTCGGTCAGAATGGAAAGCTGGTCGCCGTCAACGATGGTACCGCGTAGTGCCTGCCACATGACCGTTTTCATCTGCTGGCCGCGAACGTCACAAACTTTGTGCCAGTTGACTAACCATGTTTCGGCCTGGTGTCCCCAGTTTTGATTCTTGCCCTCAAACACCGGAGTCCAGCCTGCGCCTACCACGTTGTTGCAAATCTCATTAACCAGTCCGCGTATCCAGCTGACGTTGGAATCCATGAAGCGGCCAAGTGCCATTAACCGGAGCTGGCTGAAGCTGCTGCAATCGTATTTAGCGTCACGGGGTAACGGAATCAGTGGGGCACGTTGCCTGGACTGATAGTCAGCGCCTCTGTAAAGGCCGTATCCACCGCGGACGAATGCCTGTTTCTTTGGCAGTTTGTCGTTGCCTGTGGTTTTAGCTGGGAGTGTACCTTTCGCCTTGACCGGAGATTTTGGGCGGGAAATTGCCTTGGAGGGTTTCTTCTTCATGTTAATTTAATCGAATTTGGGCGTACCGGTATTTGGAAAAGGTGGGTCCGCAGTCCAAGTACTTGTTATTGGTTTTAAGGCCAAACGGCTTAGTGGTGTCAGCTGGTATCCCTAGCTTGTAGAGGGCATAGCGAATTTCGCGTAAAACCATTTTAGGGTCTTGGGCGTTCTGAAGCATTTGCCATTGTTTTGTCCGTGCTACGCCAGAACCGGCGTGTAGTGCCATACCAGTAACTGCACGTCCTTCAATGAATACCTGCAAAGCGGAATCCCTTGCATCAAGCAAGTCTGTTTCGCTGAGTCCTAAACCAAGTAAGATGCCTTCTGCCATGCCTAGTTAGTAGCACTAGGCGAAATTAACTGTCGGAGTTTCTTCTTAGCCTGCGCCAAAGTCCGGTATAACATTGGCTCAGACCACTTCATTCTACGGCGTATATCGTGGAACTGGAGGCCGTGCCAGTAGTAGCTTCGTATAATGTATCGCTCGTCCTTGGTCAGCTTCTTCATCGCCTCAACCAAGGCTTCCTTTTCGTCAAAGTAAAAGGCTGGCAATTCATCAGACTCTGGCTTCTGGTCGTGGTCATCCTCCAGTTCGTCTTCCTTCAAATCTGAGCGAGTAGCCGTGCTCAGGTGAAACTTAACCCAGCGGGATACCACGGTTGACAGCGTGCTGGTTCTCTCCTGCTTGCAAGCCTCAAGTGCCTGTATCCATGCCAGCTGCGCCAAATCCTCACGGTCAAGCCCTGCTTTTTTTCCTACTCGCTGGTACCGTCCAACCCAGTAATAGACCAATTTGCGAACAAGGAACGCCTCAGCCCATGTCACGTTGCCCATGCTCGGCATCAGCTGCCTCAGCTGCTCGTCTGAGAAGTCATGTTCCTTTTCGTCAATCATTGGGTTTTCTTCGGTATAGGTCATCTGCACATGACCGGTTTTCATCTCGGTCTAGCATGAAGCAACCTGGTTCACATTCCTTGCCTGCCGGACAGCCGCATGGCTTCTCTTCAGGCTTCTTGGTTCGCCAGCTCCAGTTCTCGTCCTTGTAATAGGCCGGTGTAGCTCGGTTCCAATCCCCCTTTACAGTCCCAGTTCGTGTAGTATTCCTTTGATGTGCCATTTGATTTTTCCTCCTAGTGCAATGCAGGCAAGGTGCAATAAGCACCTGCCTAGTTTGAATTTGGTGAGCCAATCACACATAGATGCGGACCACCTGCATGTTGTCGTAACGGGCTATGACTTCCCACGGTGCGCGTTTAAGCTTCTCTTTGGGTACCCCAAAGCGCCTGCCAAGTACCTGGTGTAGGTAATCCTTACAGTTGCCTAGGTCGTGCTTGTCCAGATTGTCCACGTCCTGCTTAGTCAAGCTGGGAGCAATCATCTTGGCTCCGTGGATCTGACCATTCCAACCGCAGCTATAGTGAGTGCCGTCTGGGGTGATGAAGTAGCAGATGTCTTTGGTTATCCGCTTATAGCGCTTGGCCTGTGGAGAATATACGGTGCGGGTCATACAGCCTCCTCTTCCACCCGAACTGTCATTCGTCCTGAGTCCAAATCATCAACCATCTTCTTGCGTGCTGCCTGTTCGCGGTGACTGGCTTCGCTGGCCTGCAACCGTTCCTTGTCGGTCATCGCATAGCGAACTATGGAAGCCGCG